CCAGATCTTCAATTTCTCCATAAAGATCGTTACCTTCGGCGCTCTGGCTTCGTGTTACAGCCTGTAGTGCTGACCGCGACATGACAGTAGCTGCATCGAAATCCTCTCTACTTAAAGCTGTGTGAGCTTGCTTCCAGAAACGTTTTACAGTAGCAGGCCAGTATTCCTCGCCGTCGTCAATATCAAGAGGCCAAGGCAGTACGCGGTAGGCGTGTAAACCTCCTCCCATTGGGCCTCCTGAGCTTTCGCTGGCCGACCAAAATACCATTACATAGCCTGCACAATTTCCACATTTGTATGTATCGAAGTACAAAACTTTACGAGAGTTTGGTTTTCGTTTCTCGGCGCGGTGTTCAATTGCCCAATTATCACGTTCACCACAAAAGGCACATTCAATTTGGTATAAAGCCAGCGACGAACCGGCCTGACCAAAACCTTCTCCTAATTGCCACCAGCTTTGCATAGCATTCCTCCTGATCAGCCTTATGCTGATTTAACTATAATTACTACTTGTTGATCATCACGGAACCTTACCTGAAAGCGTTCAACCAGATCCAGCGACCCTTTGGTTTGGATAATACAGGCAATGACACCGCCAAACTCGCTTTTCATGTCGAGTAATTGTCCGCTAAGCCTGTTCAACTCCGATCTGTCTGGGTTAAGCTTAATTTCCACTGGTACTTTTTCATCAACCAGTATATCGGGGTTCGACACACCCTCTTCTTCGCGTGTTCTGGGGTATCCATGGCTCCGCAGGTACTCCGCCAACTCAGCCTTATAAGCTTCCTCACTCCTGCGGTTTTGTCTGGGTGTCCAACCGACCACAACTTTACTAACTGTCTGGAGCGTTACTCTATCATCAACTGATATGGGGAAAGTCTCCGCAAGAGTTACAGGATTAGCCAATACGTTTTGACCTTTAGCTTTAATGCGGGCCCTAAACCCCATGCCACTTTGAAACCCGGCCTCAATAAAGCCAAAATTTTTAAGAAATTCTGCATTAGAGTAAATAAGATTTTGAGTAAACGACTTAAACTCTTCGTTACTATAGACGTCATCACTATCAAGGTAGCCAGACTCGCTTGTACGAGCTTTAAATATTTCCTGAAGTAATAGTCGTCTTACTCTATTGTTGGTAAACACACTATCATCTAGGAAGTTTCTTTCGTAGGCATCAATGGTTCGCCAGGTAGCGTGATAACGATACGTGTCGCCCCAGTTGAGTAATCCACTATCAATGAGCTGTCTAACCTGACTGTCAATTTCATCAGGTGCAGTTGATGTCTCGGCAGCGATTTTGATTAATTCATCGTCATTTACAGATACAGGCCAACCATTAGTGCTAAATTTTTTGTAAGCATCAGCAATAATACTGTTTTGCATCTGACTGATCTGAACTGTTTGAGTTGGCTGCATTTCCCCTCCAAAATTTATTATTAAGCCGCTGGCTTTGACACCACCTGAATTACTTTACCGGCCACAACGGCATCGTACTGATCGGCTTCATGAAGGAAAATGGGACTGAAGTCATCAGTTGACTCAGATATAAAAGCCACTTGATCATTTAGGGGATCAGAATAGTAGCGTTTTATATTCGCCAAGCCCCCGACTACAGCCACTACGTAGTCGCCTGGCTCGGGTTGGGTCGATGTGCTATCAATAATTACGAAGTCTCCGTCATTAATTGGATTCCCATGTACGCTAGCACGGTTCATTGATGTACCCTGAGCCCTAAGGGCATAGAGATCATTGTGCCTGCTCGTCTGTAGTAGACGTGAAGAAATTCTAAGGTGACCCTCAACGCGCTCATCAGCAAAAATATCAGCCGGACCACAATTTGCTGATCCTACTATAGGTATGGATATAAGCTCGAACTGATCAGGATTGGCGTTGGCTGTAGCTTGGTTGAACAGGTTAAAGCCAAGCTTCTCCAACTGTCGTTCATGGTACTTCACTATCTGGGGACTTTTTGCTCCTACTTTGGCGGCGATCTCGCTTAGGCTTAGGGTTGATATGTTCTGGTGCTGGGCTAAATTTAAAATCTCACGTTGAATTTTATGCATATGCCTAGTATAGCACAGTTAAGTTTTAAGCACGCTGTAAATAATACTATGTTAATTTATTTTCAAAACGCTACATATGGTGCTAAAATTCAAGTATCGGCACTATAAAAAGTGAGGGTCGACCGAAATAAAATTACAAAATAACAGGGGTATAAGATGAACCAACCTACCTACACCAGAACTAGAAGCAGCGACAGTACCGGTCGTAACTTCACTCCACAGACGATTCAGGCAGTCTGGATGAAGGCGAGAACAATTGCCGGATATGCACCAAATCTTTGGAGGATGGATGCATGCGGAGCACCGATCTATTGGAGCCACTATGGTTTAACTACTCAGTCAACTGGCTGGGAAATCGACCATATTAACCCAGTAGCCAACGGCGGTAATGACACCTTAGGAAACTTACAGGCTCTTCAGTGGTCAAATAACCGTTATAAGGGTGACAGCCTCAGCCAGAACTACTGCGTAGTACCGGGACGGAGTTAAACATGAAAGCCGACGGATATCTTGACTATGTCATTACCGACATCCGGCTACATGCTCAGCTGCCAACTAATCCTAAGCCAGCTGACAGAGTAATCAAGAGGTCGTTTCTGACGGGTAAACCACAGAGAACGTTTCGGCGCATCCGTAAGCAGGATGTCCACGAGGAATCGCACACGCTCGACATCAGTTTGTTACTAGAAGATGAGATAAAGAAGGCTCAGCAATATGCTGCAAGCCAGGGCAAACGTCTCCGCGTGCATATTCCGAAAACCGGCATTAATGTATATATCGCCCCAGATGGGCTCGAGAAATTAAGAGCTGTCGAAAGACAAGCGTCTAGCACCTTAAGTTAAAATAATTACGTACAAAAGTGCGGAATTGCGCATACAGGTTAATACCTATACAAGATAAGCAATCTTGCGAGAATTGCTAATCACAGAGGCCGATGGCCTCGGCAATGCCCACTCTACTGCAATATGGGGAAGCCCGTGTCTTTATGGCATGGATCAGACTTCCCGATATGGCTGTGGGGTGGGCATTTTTTATTAGCTTAATGCCAAGGAAAGGAGTAACACCATGGCTAAGCAAGAACTAACTATACAAAACATAAAGATATCGGAGCTGAACGCTGCTCCGTATAATCCCCGGCGCTGGGATAAAACAGCGATCGAACAGTTAACTAAGAGCCTGGAGCGGTTCGGGGTCGTCGACCCTTTGGTCGTCAACGGCTCTCCAGAACGGCGTAACGTTGTCATAGGTGGCCATTTTAGATTGAAGGTGGCTAAGGATATGGGTATGGCGGAAGTGCCTATTGTCTATATTCATATTCCCGATATTGAAAGAGAAAAGGAGCTGAATCTTAGGCTAAATAAAAACGTTGGTGATTGGGACTGGGGTATATTGGCGGAGTATGACGAAAACATATTGACCGATGTGGGCTTCTCTAGCGAAGAACTGGACACAATCTTCGATATAGATACCGATCACCCAGAAGTATTTGATCTCGATAAGGAGCTAGCTAAGCTCAAAATCAACACGATTGAAGTTCAGAAGGGCGATATCTACCAACTGGGCGATAGTCGTCTTATGTGCGGTGACTCAACGGTAGAAGCCGACATGGGCAAGCTAATGGGTGACGAAAAGATAGATATGGTAATGACAGACCCACCCTACAGATTGTCATACCTAAAAGGTGGCATACGGCACGGCAAGCCAACAGAAGGCTTCGGAACTAAACGTAACCGTAAGTACCTTGAGACTGACGAACTGCCGGAAGATTTCACAAAACTATGGATGGATAACGTCGCCAAGGCTGCTAAGCCGGACTTCTCTATCATAGTCTACGAAAACTGGCGCAACATTAGAGAGGTATGGGAGTGCATGGAGCAGCATTGGAAGGTTCAAAATATGATCTGCTGGCATGTACCGAACCGCAATCAGGGCTTTGCTGCTCGATACAAATTCTTCTCTAAGCATGACATTGCAGTCGTTGGCGCGGGTGGAAACGTTGAATTCAATAACGAGCCTGAGCAGGAAGGTCTTCAAGAAGAATACGAAACTGCTCTCTATGCTATAGCCGGTAAACCACACTGGGAAGGCTATAAACATGGCAAAAGATACCAACCCACCGATTTTATAGAGGCAAATGCAGCAGATGAAAAAAGTTCGGGTCAAGCCATTATCTTCGGCGTTAAACCTGTAGAGATATTGATTCCCTATATAAAAGTGCTGACTAAGCGGAATGATCTGGTAGTAGAACCCTTCGGGGGTAGTGGATCTACGCTTATAGCAGCTACAAAGCTAAAGCGACGTTGCTACCTAATGGAAAAGTCACCTATTTACGCAGAGGTGATAATGAACCGCTGGGAAAAACTTACTGGGCTTAAGCGGGAAAAGTTGTCATGAGCGTTGTAGCCAAACAAGACCGTGGCAAGAAACGGATACTAGAGCAGCTTAAAAAGTATCCGATTGCTGAGATTGCTTGTAAAAAAGCTGGGGTAGGTCGTGCAACGTACTATCGGTGGCGTAAATCCGATACACTATTTGCTGAAAATTGTGACGAAGCCATCCATCTCAGCGCTGGCTTCATTAACGATATGGCAGAAATGCAATTAATATCGGCCATCAAAGAGCGTAATATGACGGCGATTATTTTCTGGCTTAAGCACCATCATGGTGCCTACACCACTAGAATTGAGTTAAACGCTCGGATCAAGCAAGAAAGCCAAATATTAACTGACGACCAAGCACAGCAAGTTGCTAATGCTTTAAGGTTGGCTGGACTACTTCAATCACCGGGAGATGGCTAGCGCTATGGAAGATAAAAACTTAGACTTTGAACTGCTAAAAAATCAACGCTCGGTCAGGATGCATCTGGCCGAGCGGAGCCATTATTATTTCTTTCATCTTTACATGAGTGAGTATGTGAAACATCCAACGGCTGCTTTTCATCGTGAGCTGTATTCAATCACGGAAGACGAATCCATTAGGCACGCCGTTATAGTGGCCTTTCGCGGCTCTGGTAAGTCGACAATTATAACCCAGTCATATCCGATGTGGGCAATCCTAGGCATACAAAAGAAAAGGTTTGTCGTGATTCTAAGTCAGACCCAGAGCCAAGCCCGTAATCACTTATTAAACATTAAACGAGAGTTTGAAAATAACGAACTCTTGCGCAAAGATTACGGGCCCATGGAAGAAGAAGCTGATGAGTGGGGCGCTACGGCTCTAATTCTGCCTAAGTTCAACGCTAGAATTGTTGCCGCTTCAACTGAACAAGCAATACGTGGCGTCAGGCATGGCGCATACAGGCCAGATTTAATCATTGCCGACGATGTCGAAGATATGAATTCTGTCAAAACTCAGGACGGTCGAAATAAGACTTACGAATGGTTTACCGGCGATATTTTGCCACTAGGTGACGAAGATACAAAAATTATAACGATTGGTAACTTACTCCATGAAGACTCTTTGCTTATGCGTCTTTATGCGAGTATCAAAAAAGAATCTATGTCGGGCGTATTTAAGAGATTCCCGCTTATAGACGAGAATGGTTACTGTCTTTGGCCTGGTAAATATCCAGATAGCATGTCTCTATTGGAGAAAGAAAAGCAATTAGGTAACGAAAGGGCATGGCAGAGAGAATATTTGCTAAATATAGTGCCTGATGAGGGGCAAGTTATCGATCCCAAATGGATAAACTACTATGATCAGGATGGTTTACCTGAAAAAGATGAAACCAATGAGTACATAAACACTTATATAGGTGTGGATTTGGCTATCTCCGAAAGCACCTCGGCGGATTACACTGCTATCGTAGTCGTGCATGCTTATGGCGACGTTATTATATTGATCCCCACTTCACTAATCGTCGCATTACATTCCTTACGACATGTGAGCTTATAAAAAGCTATAGTCGACTGTTTGTTAATGATTGGCACCCCCAGATACTCATCGAGAATATATCGTACCAACAAGCGGCTGTCGAAGTACTAAGTAGCCAAGGTCTGGACGTTGAGGGTTTAGGTGTTCGTGGTGACAAACGTTCACGTCTATCAACAGCGAGTATGTTATTCGAGCAAGGACGAGTGTTCTTTCCTAAAGATGGATCTACCAAATCGATAATTAATCAGCTGCTGCATTTTGGGGTTGAGAAGCATGACGATTTGGTTGACGCGCTAACCTTAACTCTAAACTACATACACACCAAAGCGGAGTACGAATATTTTGATTTTGATATCTCTTGAACGACGAAACTTACCTATATATCAAACTGCTTCTCGTCCATATGAACCCACAGGACACTACTTGGAAGTGTTCTCGATAATTTTTATTTCATCTTCTGTAAGGCCGTAAAGTTTGTACACTATCCTGTTGATTTCTGCTTCTTGGGCAGAGATGTCAGCATTTGGATTACTGGTGCGGCGAGCAATGATATCGTCTACAAGCTCAGTCAGCATATTTTCGTCTTCGTCAGTCGGCAACACGATTGGGATTTGAGAAAGCGGTGTACCGTATAGTTCGAGTGTTTCGCCTTTACGTTTGCCACGATTATACAGCCAGACATACATCAACTTTGAATTTAATATGCTAAGGATTGATTTTAAGTTTAAGTTCTTACCCTCTTTGTTCGTAATGAAATAGATATCAGCTGATCCGTACCAAGGTATATCGTTGTAGGCAAATGTGTTAACTTTACTTCGTTGAGGGGCGACAATCTTAGGACAATCAAAGATGTCTCCTCTCGGCCTATGTAGATAGGGAGAGTTCGCCGATGATGCATCGATGACTTCTCTAAAGTTATTCAAGTGAGCTAAAAGGTTTGCAGGAAAAATATCAGCATCTTGTTTGCGAGCATACACCACTACTTCATCCGTATCTTTTGACGAAACATACCTATTGATATCACTATTTTTGTACCATGGTTTTAGAAATTCATTATTTCCTAATTCACCTTTATTTACCACGAATATTCCATCGCTTTTAGTTGCATTGATTGTTGGAAACTTGCGATGATGTGCATTACTAAATTTATCGGCACCAGATACAATACCCTGATTAACGAGACATAGATCGCTGAGCTTTTTGCCGTTATTGGCGACTTTATCTAAAATAGAGTCTATCGCTGATCCACCATTAGTAAAGCGAATATAGAAGCTATCGCCGTCAAATAGACGATTCCTATCAACATCGGTAAACAATGCATCTTCACCGGCGCGCTGTAAAAAACTACTTAGCTCGCTTGCGTTCGGGCCGCCTCGTTTCTTTACGAAAGTCTGCTTGGTCTTTAGTTTTTCGTTTGGTGTAACAGTTTTTTGTAGTAAGGTTATAAGATTGTGCTGGCCAAGTGCAGATTCGAAAATCTTGTACTCATTAAAGTTGATTAACTCAATAACGTTCGTGCGTTCATAAAAGTCTTTGCGCAACTTTAGAGCACCATCTGCTGTAGGGTAGTAGTTGGTGGAAATAAAAGATAATATACCTTTGTCGGTAAGTTTATTAAGACCTAGGTGAAAAAAGAAGTAAAACAAATCCATCTTACCCTTATAGAATTTTTTTCCAAGGGCTGTTTGCTTCAACAGATCAAACATAGTTTTGTGGCCTTTTTCGCCTACGTATGGAGGGTTGGCTATCACAATATCGAAACCTTCAATACCAAACATCCATTCAGCATCAAACCATTCTGTCTTATCGTGACTAAATGGATTCCAATCGGATAGTATGTTATATAGATCTGAAGTAGCGCCCATAGAAGCAAGACGACTCTTGAACATAGTTAGTTGTAAGTCTTTGAACTCTACTTGCAGCCGGGCACGTTCATCGGCGTCGGCCCCAAAGTACCGATTGCGAATGTCTTTGAGGCGATCGATATGCGAAACATCTTCAAAAAGGTTCAGTCCTCTGGCCTCATCACTCGCTGGTAGACCTATAAGTGAGTTGGCTGTTACGAACTTAAAGTCGAGGTTTGGAAGAGGGCGGATACCACGATTACGCACATTGTCATCGACATCTTCTTCGATTACGAGAGTCAGAAAGCAGCGGAGCTTGGATATTTCAGTTGCGATGGTCTGGATATCTACACCAAAGATGGATTCACGAATGACACCGAGCTTACGCAGATAGTCATAGTTCTCGTTCCTATGCCTTTCTTCAATATCACGTCTAATCTCTGGTGAACTAACAGTTTTGAGTTGATTTTGGAGCCACAGTTCAGCATTTTCATCTACTTGCTGTAGAACATAGACGACCTTTTGAAGAATTCCGATTGGGAAAGCTCCAGACCCACAAGCTGGGTCGAGAATAGTAAGATTCGATAGTGCACCTACTACCTTTTCCTTTTCAGCATCTGTCAGAGGATGAAGTTCATCATCATCTTGACCCCAGCTAATTAGTGCTCTTAGCTTTTGCTCATCTGCTCCTGTTTTATTCTTTAGAAACTCTAGTAATGAGCTGTCAACCATATAATCTACGATTTCGCGAGGGGTGTAGAAACTACCTGTACTTTTACGTGCAGACTCACCTGTTTCCGGGTTGATTTCAGCGAGTAGATTCTCAAATATTCGCCCGAGCATTTCTGGATCGATAGACAAATCGACATCATAGCTAGTGTTTTCATCTACGGTGAAGTTATATTGTTCTAGTAATGTAAAGAGTTCCGTAAACCAATCATCGGGTATGATTGTAAGCTCTAGTGTTTCAGGATTAGTTAATGCTTTTTGATTATAAAAGTCGCCAGGTTGTGAGCTAAATAATCCGCCATTTAAGTATGGTACAGTTGAGAATGGAGCTTCTCTTAAGGACTCATGCCGATGCTCAACACGCTTGTTAAGTAGATCAAAGAAAAGTGGTTCAAGTACATTATGGTAGTAGTCTGAGTTACGAGCTACGGCATCAAGAGACAATAGTTCGTTCGGTATAATAGGCACTCCAGCAGAACTTTTCTTTTCTTTTAAAAACCAACTAAAAATAATCCGTCCAATAAGCCGTACGGCGAACTCTTGATGTTCAACACTTTGGTTGACTTCGCCGTTGATTCTTAGCAAGCCTGGGTACATGGTAGAGCCACGTTCTCCACCTACGAGCTTGGTAAATAAAGTCGCGATAGACTCATAAAATTGTTTGTTGACTACTTCTACAGAGAATAGACTCTGCAGTGATTTGATATCACTGACTGATCCTTTTTCAATTAGATATTTGTAGGGAGTCCTAGTTTTTGCTCCTACGCCCAAAAGGTATGAATAACGACGAGGGTTACTATCCTTTTTTATTATCTTGCCATCTTTTAATTCTAGTGTAGACGTTAGTAGTGATAATCGCCACTGATCGGCTCCGTCATGGAAAGCTATTAAAGCATTCCGAATGCTATGGTCTCTTAGAACTTTAAATGCTGCTTGAGTAATCGCGATACGTTTCTTGCTGTCTGTTTCTTCGCAAACTGCTTCCAGAATGGTTACATTAGCTTCTTTAGATGTGCCTAGTTGCGTTACCTCTGTAAGTATAGAATTTTCGTGGGTTCTAACTGGTCGACTATCTTTAACAAAATCTGGAATAAAGACTTTCAGGAACCCCTCAAAGGTATCTTTGTTATAAGGCTGATCTAGAATCATTTACGCAGAGCCTCAGTGAACATAATGATTTCAGATACTCTATCTATTGCTTCAGCTTTTTCTTTAATTACATTAATGTAGTGGACAGGAAACCTTTGTTTTAATTCTTCTACTGCATTTTTGAGATAATCATCTGATAGACGAAGCTGGGCAATGTATTTTAATTCTCCGTCTGAAAGATCGTCATAGTCTTTAATGGCATCAAAAAGATCATAAAGATAGTCACGCTCTTGCGTATAAGATTCTTTAAGATACTCAATGATCTTGATAGCGTCTGCACGTCGGCCTTCAACTTTTGGTGCAGGATGTGGTGCTGTAATCCTTTTACGAAGAATCTCAAATTTCAGATCTAGATCAGGATCACCTTCCTTAGATTTTTCACCTAGTTCAGCTTTGAAGAATACCAACACAAGCTCAGGTGCTAATATTTGTGCTTCAGAATCGTTGTCATTAGCAAGAGCAAATAGAGTACCGTTACCTCGTTTTGCGAACGATATTGAGACTGCTTCGTGCTGATTTTGGCGTACAATGCGTGTTCGTTCTGGGATTTCCAATACTTCTTTTAATAGCTCATGGTTGTGTTTAATAGAGTTGTACGCATTTCGATATTCGTTATCCCACGATCGTTCATTTTCATCGCTTTTTGCTGCGTCATAACTTTTCTTAAAGTAGCTTTGCAAGTCTTCATCTGGCGTAAGTGTTCTCGTGTCACTACCTACAATATTATTAATTAGTAACATTTTTAGCGTACTAATACCCTTGATATTCGCTACGTCTTCGCCAACGTCGGTTGGGAAGAAGTTGAATATATAAATATCATCGAACATCTTCTGGTTAATACGGTTGATACGCCCAATACGCTGCACTACTCGTGTTGGATTGTATGGAATATCGTAGTTAATAACCACTCCGGCACGATGCAAGTTAAAGCCTTCACTAAGTGCGTCGGTAGCAACAATAATGTCGTAATCGTCATCTTGTTCTGGCCAAGATGCATCAAAGTTTCTTGAAACAATTGATTTATCGGCTACAGTCGAACCGCCCGTATATAGGAAAGTTTTATTAAATCCATGCTCTTTGAGATTTTTGTATACCCACTCTGCCGTATCTGCGTAACCAGAAAATATCACAATTTTTCGTTGAGGATTTTCTGCTTGAAGTTTTCGAATCTCTTCTTCAACTCGCAGTTGTTTCGGATCATCGCCAGTTTCATTATCAGCGAACCATTCTTGTTCTATGCTGAGTAATAAATCTCTGTCTTTCTTAACTTTAATAATGAAATCTTCTTCAAATAATGCCTTTGGGATTAAAAGAGCATTTCTTTTAGCTTTCTCGATATCCACCTCTTCCCCGTCATTAATCTTGCCCATGATCTCATCAATGTCATCAAAATCTTCTAGTTCATCCGGGTCAACAAGATCTCCTTTCTTTTGAATTGGTACATATCCCTCGTCCCACCAATTGATAATGGAATCGTGGGATTTGATCATTTTGCTGAGAGTCGAGCGAAATGCATATTTAGAACTTTCAAAACGCATAACCAATAAGCGTTTCATGAATTGTGCCAAGTTAGACTGAGCTACTCTTAGGTCTGTGTCATCAAAGAACGCACCATAATCGATACGGAATTTACTAACATCCTCTATGTACTGAGCAGACTGATAACGAGCTCCATCAAAGCCTTTTTCTGTATCTGTGATTTTCATTAAAGTAGTTATATAAAGCTCACGCATATTGCCAAGGTCGTACTGAATCAAATTAGGCCCATTAATTTCTGGGAATTCTATGCCTTGAGTTTTTAAATCATCTGCATATTCTTTTATTTCTTTTAGATCAATTCGTGACCGCCTTATAACAACAGGCTCAATAAGAAGGCGAAGTTCCTGACTTAACTTTTTAAGTTTCTCCTCTACCTCAGCAGTCATGTTCTTTTTACCAACCTTTTCAAGTTTTCGGTATTCACTTATGAGATCATGGAATCTGATTCCAAGGTTGTCTACCGAATTTATTGTTGATCGGCTCGGTGTTTGGAATAGCTTAACCATTGCAAATAAATCTTGTGGTCGGTTGTTATATGGAGTTGCTGTGAGTAGCAGAACCTTATTGTCTACATGCGAACGAGTTAATTGGTGCAGTAGCTGATAGTCATCAGTCAGTTCGTTTCGATAACGATGAGCCTCATCAAGAATATATAGGATAGGCTGTCCGTATTTTGAATAACGTTCGTGTAGGTGTTTAATCTTGCCGCTACTCTCTACGACTGCTCCTGGTATTCTAAAGCGGCTCACATACTCTTCCCATTGCGTTTTCAAGTGTGGAGGCGCAACAATAACTGTGGGCATGCCTAAGTTGTATGCGATAGCCGAAGCAATTATGGACTTCCCGAGTCCCACAACATCCGCGACTATTACGCCATTATTCTTATTAATGCAGTCGATTCCGTCACGTATAGCATCTAATTGATACTTGAGGTTCTTAAACATCCCTCTAGTGATGGAGTCAGGGGATTTTATATCTTCGTCCTCAACTTTTGCATAAAGTTCGTGCAATATCCGAATGTATACTTTGTATGGATCAGGAGTTGAGTGTATCCATAGCTTTTTCTGTATCACTTGTAAAAAGTCGTCGTTACTTTCTTGGGTTTGAATATCAATGGTATTTGAGTCATTCCAGAGGCTATTAAAATGATTCTCTAACTCTTCATACTTTTCATTGTCTCGGAATGTTATGGCAAGCTCGCCCTGACCAATTAAGCCGTTGTAGGTAAAGTTATTGGACCCCATAAACACATTGCCTATAAAGTCACCCCCTTGCGAGAATTCCGGCTTATTAGTAAGAATGTATGCCTTGGCATGATTGTGCTCATTTGTCATTCGTATCTCTAAAGAGCCGTCTTTCAACTTTTCTTCGAAAATCTTATGCATGCGCTGATTCTCTGTACTGTCAAAGTTCTCTGAAAGTGATGACTTATTAAATAACTGAACGAAGCTTTCAACGTATTCAGCTTTTTTTTGAGATCTTGATAAATTTAGGTAGTTTCGGTTTTGGAAAGTTGCCAAATCAATATCGGGATCAATCTTCATTGCAGAGCTTAAATCATCCACTGCGTTTGGGTCTATTGATTTACCGACAAGAATTCGGATTTTTTTGTCTTTCAGTTCATCCGCCAGAGCTGAGAAACCTGAAAAATAAAAGTAAGCTGTAAGTATGTCAATACGCTCTGAGCTAGGTAGCGCATTTTTTAATGCATCTTGAAGTGTTTTGGCTTTGTTATCAATTAAACTCATAGTTTGTTCCAGTCATTTGTCCCCATTTTACACCTTAAATTACAGTTCACTAAGTAATAACATAATTTCCTGGACTTAATAAAGATTTGCGATACCTTGTGCTTGTGAAGGAAGACGTACTGACTCAAATAAAATACTGTTTGTATGCTCGCAAAAGCAGCGAATCAGACGAACGCCAAGCAATGTCCATTGATTCCCAAATAAAAGAAATGCAAGCTATGGCTGACCGTGAGGGCTTAAATGTCGTGGAGGTTAAGCAAGAGAGCTATTCAGCGAAAGAGTCGGGTCATCGGCCAATCTTCAATGAGCTACTGCATGATTTACGAAATGGAAAATTTGAGGGGGTACTCACTTGGGCACCCGATCGTTTGTCCCGCAACGCTGGAGATTTAGGCTCACTTGTCGATCTAATGGACTTAAATAAGCTCCAACGCATCCGAACTTTCGGACAAAGCTTCAGTAATACACCAAACGAAAAGTTCCTGCTTATGATCTTATGTTCTCAGGCCAAATTAGAGAATGATAATAGAGGTATTAACGTAAAACGTGGTATACGTGCCAAATGTGAGATGGGATGGCGACCTGGCTCTGCACCAATAGGCTATATTAACCGCTCATTCAGTGGCGTAAAAGACATTGTATTAGATGCTGATCGTGCACCAATAGTTAAAGAGATGTTTGAGCGATCAGGCCTATTGCATCAGAGCGGTCGAACTATTAAAGACTGGCTAGATACTAGTGGTTTTACTACTAAGGCCGGGGCGCAACTATCACTCAGTCAGATCTACAGAATACTGACCAATCCTTTTTACTATGGGTACTTTGAGTATCCGGTCGGCGGGCCACTCTATCAGGGTAAACACCAGCCCATCATAACTAAAGAGCTTTTTAATATAGTCCGGCAAAGAATGGAATACTTAGTTCCAGAAAAACCAGCCTGGGGATCAAAGCAGTTTCCATTTAAACATTTACTTTACTGTGGCGCATGCGGATCAAGACTAACAGTAGAGGAGCATTTCAGGCGGCGTAATGACGGCAGCAAAAATAGACATGTTTATTATCACTGCACGAAATCTACTAAAGACCCTGACTGCCCAGAGCGATCTATTACAGCTAAAATGATCACCGAGCAGATACTTCAACTAGTTGATGAGGGGCAATTCGATGACTTAGAAGTAACAGAAAGGCTCTACAAGCGCATAGAGGAGCATAAACGAATAACTAGCCAATTGATCAAAGACCATGGCCTAAAGCTAACTGAACGTGACTACTTTAGAAATTATGCTAGCTACGTGTTAAAACAGGGCGGTCTTAGTGAGCAAGATGACTTTATGCGAGGTTTAAACGTACCATTATTTGTTAAAGATAGACAAATTTTTAGAAGGTTTACGGTTTAAACCGAGTATCATGAAATCATGAAGTTGATTCGCTATCGTAAACCCTCTATTAACAGGATGTTTGGCATAACAACAGAAAAGCGGCGAATCAAGCGTTCCCTAGGCATTAGTCAATTTCAGGGTTGGACTAGACCTAGTAGAATAAAGCAGCGCATGAAGTATAGGGCGGGATGGTATTCACCCCAAATGCGTATTATCCGTAATACATCTAAGGGTAAATTCCCTAGCTTTTTAGGCTTATTTGGTAAGAAGAGATAAACAGTTTACCGAACAGTTCCTTGAGTTAGTCATTTACAATGATCTCAGTTGTTTTTCCAGCACCTTACAACTAACTGTTTTAATCTTACGTACTTCACTTATTCCAAAAATATCCGCTGGGTCAGGATTAAAAATTGAAGGCAAACCTACATGACCAACCATGCTTTCATTGCCGTGAAGAACCGCTTCATGCGTAGTGCTACTTCTTGGAGAATATGATGTTTCTAGCAGCTTTACCTTTTTAGCACTGTACACTGTCCGTAGCCCAATTCTAAATCTTTCCTTGTCGCAAACCTTAGACCCTGCTAACTTCCTGCCTATAGTCTCTATAGCAGACACGAATGCTAGATTGGCGAAAGACGGATGGTCACTTTGCATTAATAAACCTTCGTGGTGAGTTTTTAACGCATTCGATAATGCTACGTCTTTATCAACTTTTTGGAATGCCTTTATAAGCCACTTGGGGATTGACTTTCTTGTTCTGGGCAACCTAAGGGCTCGCATTGGCACACCGAGACTACGAGCGGGTATTTTAAGAGGCGATGCCCCAACTGGCTGTGGAGAATGGATCACTTTCCAAGTTGACTTCCAGGCTATGGATAATAACTCTGCAAATTTATTTAAGTCTCTACTGGCTTGCTTAGAAGCTTCTAGCCAGTCATGACCCGCCACAGTTCCGCTTACAATAATGGGGTAAGTAGTACTGAATGAACCACTATTAAAGGTTGGCATAGGTGTTGAACCAGCAAAACTAAATGAATTACGACCAGGGCGGACTGTTATATGTCCAACTTTAGTACTGGACCTTAATGACATATATTGATTTCCGCCAGGCTCATTTTGCTGACCAATTGCTGCTTCCCACTGAAATGTTTTAGGTTGCTGTCTTTTTAGCTGTTGGTTAGCCTTCTTGATAACCTTTAACCACATTTCCTTATCTTCGTTCGAAACTGGCTTGGTATCACCTAAAACAACATATATTGATTTAGGTGTGGTTGCAGTTGGAAGTATTAGCAACCTAGGAATATCAGCTGGAACAGCAGTGATTCCGACCTGCTTGTTAAATCGTAATTGCCAATGCCAATATCCAAATTCATCCGTAGGATTGCCCATGGATATGCCGTAACCGTTTATCTCTGGATTTTTTGTTTTAATAGCTTTATCTAAAAAACCAATCCACCTTTCAGCCTGTGTGTCATAGTCAATTGGTATGGCTTTGCCGAATAAATCTTCGTAGTGGGTAAGTTGATCGTTCATATGCTTAGTGACTCATGCAAATACCTGTTTTTGAGCAAAATTCATTCAGGTTATTGTATATATGAAATTTTCCAATGACATTTGCAACTAGAATCTGCACCTCGTCATAGTAATAGGTATTGTCCTCTTCATTTTCTGTTTCTGCATAATCTACTTTCGGAACAGGAACATATATTCTATAACCATCAAGAAACATGAAGTCACCACTCCAAACAACAACACCGCTTACATTTAAGTATACTTTTCTAGAGCCAGAATTTTTGTCTGGTCTAATAGTCTTTTTCATCCAGGGCTCGTCTCTATCCCATTTTCGGCTATCTTCTGATTCCGTTATTGTGAATTCTGGATGACGTGAATGCTGTAAGTATCCATCATCACCACCAGCACGTAGATGGATATTTACCCAAGCATTTTTATTGCGTAAATAGAGTTTAAATCGAAACATAGGGCTTACATACACAACTATTGCAAACACAAGACTTACAATAGTTCCAATAAGACCTAGTATTCCGAGGATAATTGATAGTGTGCCCATAAAGTTAATAGTAGCAAAAAAATCCACCAGCCTTAATGGTAACTGGACTTAAGCTCAAATATGTACTCTTGTATTAGGGCAAATGGGATTCGAACCTAATAACGGGGGTCAATTAATTTTACAGATACAAGTAATAATGTTAAAGAATATGGGTCTACCCCTGTTATGCTGCATCTGGCTGGGATGGTAGGATTCGAACCTACGTTCTCCTCGTCCAGAGCGAGGCGCCTTACCGCTTGGCCACATCCCATTGACTCCTAATAATTATACAAAATGCCCCTCCATATAACCATAGCCATGCTATAATGGCTGTCATTAACAACTTAAACCAAATATAAAGAGTACAGTGAGAGATCTAGCTCGATGACCTGTCGGCAACCTGCCAGTAGTGGTATAGGTGCCCCATCTAGACCCGGATAGCGGGGAAGATATTTTCATAAATGTCCTTTCCTGCCTGGACGCGGAGAAAGGATTTTTTATGTCAAATACAACTAGCGGTGATTTATTCACGAGCGAGTCGGTTTGCTCGGGTCACCCGGATAAAATCTGTGATGCCATCAGCGATGCACTTCTAGATGCGGCAGTGGAGAGTGACAGTCATTCTCGTACTGGAATCGAAACGGTTGTTGGTGCCAACAGGATTTGCTTGTTCGGGGAAATAAAAACGACCGCCACCTTGGATTATGAGCGAATCGTAAGAGACAAAATTAAACACCTTGGATATACCGTCCCGGCCTGGGGCTTTAGTTATCAGGACTCAGTATTGTCTAACAATATTCATCAGCAATCACCGGATATTGCCGTAGGTGTAGATGATGGGGGAGCAGGCGATCAGGGAATGATGTTTGGTTATGCAAACTGTGAGACTGATCAATTTATGCCGTTACCGATTGCTTTGGCGCATGCCCTCACCAAACGAATCGATGAAATGAGATCAACGTCGTCGATTTCATGGTTGCGGCCTGACGGAAAAGCTCAAGTCACTGTTAGGTATCGAGACGGCCAGCCGGTAGGGGTCGAAAAACTGGTGGCGGCTGTCGCTCACGCTGAAGAAGTATCGGCCGACGAGGTCAGGGAAGATGTAATAAGGCGCATATTTAAGCCGGTGCTTAGCAGTTTTGGTTTTGACTTGCCGGCTGCGAATAATATCGTCGTGAATGGTACCGGCGTATGGCATATACCGGGACCGGATAGCGACGCCGGTTTGACCGGCCGGAAGATAGTTGTCGATACTTACGGCGGATATGCCAGAGTCGGCGGATGTGCGTTTAGCGGCAAAGATCCGTCCAAGGTTGACCGCAGCGGAGCATATGCGGCTCGGTATATAGCTAAGAACATTGTAGCGGCCGGTTTGGCTACTAAGTGCGAAGTGGGCTTGGCGTATGTCATCGGCCAGGCAAGACCCTTGATGCAGACTATCGAAACTTTCGGCACCGCCACAGCTAGTGAACAGGCCCTTTATGACTTCAAGGACAAAATAATCGACACTTCCGTCAAAGGCATTATAGATAAACTAGATTTGCAACGACCCATATACTCTCCAACCAGTGCCTATGGTCATTTTGGAAATCCCGATTATCCTTGGGAAAAAATAATAACTGAGGCTTAGTGGATCTGACCTCATTCGCAGGTTATTAAATATAGCCATAGGCGGGCGGAGATTTCTTAGGCAAAATACACTCGTCACCCGATAATTATCTAGATGACAAAAATAACCAAAGGTTTAGCGATTTTCGTTATGCATGTTGTTGAAAAGTAGTGTATATTAAAACATAACCGAAACATATAGAGGGTGACAGATGACCGATTATGGTGCAGGGGTACCGCGTAAGGCAGTTCGTAGACTTAAGCGTCTGCTAAGACTATCTATGAGTGTAATCCTGTTGCCGGTATATAGGTTGGTTAAGCCTGTTCTTGAGTATATTCACTCCAAAACCACTCAGCGCCTCCACTACAAATTCCTAGTAAGATTTCGTCTCTATGCCCGTTGGTGGGAATGGCAGTATCACAAACATGTTCATATAGCCGTCTCTCTCTCCAGTATCACCGCAGTCGGTATCTTAGTCTTTAGCCAAATCCATGGTGCTCTAGCACTATCCACCTGGGCCCAAACGGACTGGAGTGGTGGAGTTGGTACCTCAACAACCAACCAGTACTCATCAGCCACGAATCTCACCACTTCAACGGCAAACCAAGTAACCCTCTCCCAAACAGCTAACTGGTACAACCCGGCTTGGGGGTATAGGAAGATGATCACATTCAATAATACGCAGGCGGCTATCGGTGTGGCGCCGGGAACATTAAATAATTTTCCGGTGTTGGTACAGCTGAACTCAAACAACTTTAATTTTTCTGATGCCCAAAGCCAGGGCCAGGATATCCGTTTTACGGAGTTAGATGGCGTCACGGCATTACCGTACGAGATAGATACCTGGAACAGCACTAACCAGACGGCTAGTATCTGGGTTAACATGCCAACGATTGATGCCAACACTACTAACGAGGGTCTGTATATGTATTACGATAACCCCTCCGCGGCCGACGGCCAGGATGCTACGGCAGTTTGGGGAAGTAGCTATCAGGGAGTCTGGCATTTGAACCAGTCGGGTCCGAGCACCTCAAAGGACAGCAGCTCTGCTAGCAACACCGGATTGTTGGTAGGTACTCCGACCCAAACCCCGGACCGACTAGGTCAAGCGAACTCGGCGTTTCTTCTTAACGGTTCTTCCCAGTATATTACTTCGACCAATCTTTTAACTGGCGGCAATACTTTTCAGCTTTCCATATGGTTTAAGACGACGTCGACTTCCGGCGGCAAATTAATAGGTTTCGGAGGCAGCCAGACCGGCACCAGTAGCAATTACGACAGGCATATATATATGAATAACGTCGGTCAAATATATTTCGGAGTTTACCCTGGTTCCGTACAAACTATAAACAGCCCGAACTCTTACAATGATGGGCAATGGCACTTCGTTAGCGCCTCATTGTCGTCAGCCGGCATGCAATTGTACGTCGATGGCCAACTAGTGGCTTCGAATTCTGGCGTAACTACCGCTCAGTCCTATACCGGATACTGGCGCATCGGCGGAGATAATTTATCCGGATGGCCTGGTACCGTTAGTAGTAACTATTTTCAGGGTTCGGTTGATGAAGCCCGTGCCTCGACGACAGTATTTTCTGCCGCTTGGGTAGCGGCTGAATACCATAACGAGAATAATACATTTTCAACTTTTGGGAGTGCGCAGGGTTACTATCCCACCTCCGGTACCCTGGTCTCCAATATATATAACTCCACTCTCCCCGAAAACTGGGCCACCCTGACCTATGCCGCTACCGTTCCCTCCGGCACGGGAGTCAGCGTTCTGGTACGATCCGGCAACCAACCCGATCTTTCCGATGCCCCGGCATTTACTTCCTGTTCTGCCATTGCTTCGGGGGGTGCCATCACCTCTACCTGCGCCCCAAACAAAAGCCAGTACGTGCAGTACGAGGTATCTTTCACCTCAAACGGTGCGGCAACGCCAACACTGACATCTATTGCCATTGACTACTCTCCCTCTGACACTACACCCCCTCCCGTCAACGCCTCTAACATTCTCATGTACAAAAGTAACGGCGGCCCTTCCATACCTAGCGGCCAGTGGATTAACACCGATCCTTATGCTACCTGGACTGCCGGTGCAGACAATACCGGTGGATCGGGCATTCTAGGCTATTGCCTCTACTTAGGCCAGGACCCGACCGGTAACCCAATTACCACCAAGGGTTACCTGGGTACCAGTCCTGTTAATACCAATGGCGCCTGCCAGTTTGCCGTTAGTACGACATCCATTGATCTATCCACCTCCGGAATGATCGGTACGCCCCTGACTACTTCCACCAGCCCTTACTATCTAAACATCGTGGCAATAGATAATGCCGACAATGTCTACACTGGCTCTCCGGCCCAGTTCGAGTTCCTCTATGACAATACTCCCCCCACCAATCCGGCTTTTGTCAGTGCGCCGTCCGAGTTTGTATCGAGCAAGAGCGTTGACTTAACTTGGCCCACGACCGGTTCAGATGCTGCGAGCGATGCTGATTCGGGAGTAGCCGGTCTACAGTACCGGATTGGCTCTACCGGTATCTGGTATGGCGCCAACCACACCGGTACTCAGGACGCCACTGACTTACTCCCCAACAACGGTTCCTACACCACGGTTCCTATTCCCGACTACGCCAACTTAAACGAGGGAGATAACATAGTCTACTTTAGAACCTGGGACAACGCCGG